ATCTATATGGCATAACATATAGCTGTCGAAAGACGGTCTGGTATTAACGACACCAGACGAACAACAAGCATTTCCGATATTACACCAACCGATACGCCAATGTTCACAATGATGCGTTCAGAGAAAGTCTCTGCGCGTACATTCAGTTGGTTAGAAGACTCACTTGCAGCCGCCGCTAACAACGCACAGGTAGAAGGCGCGGATGCAACTATGGCAACTCTCACAGATGCTGTAGAGCGTACTCAGAATTGCCAAATCCTAAACAAAGCCTTTCAGGTGTCTGCAACAGCTGATGCTATTGCAACATATGGTCGTGCGAAGGAAACTGCGTTAAAGATGGTAGCGTAGTATAAACGATGTGAATTCAGAGGAAGCCTAAGTCAAAAGATATGGTAACTTTGAGCGAAGCCTCGCAAGAGGAACGTGCAACGACTATTCCGTAAGGAAGTACACTCAAGTGAGTGGAAGCGCATCGGTCAGTGACCAACTGACATGACATAGTCTGATCTTATGTGAAAGCATAAGCAGTCGAAAGACGGTCTAAGAAATAACGACCTTAGGCGAACACTAATGACCAACTTGGTAAGGCACTCAAAGAAATTAAGCGCGACCTAGAACGTGCTTATGTCGGTGTCGACAACGCAAAAGCAACTGGCTCAAGCTCAGTAGCGCGTGAGATGGACTCAGTAACAAAACAGATCTCAACATCTGTCGACGCTGGTGCCAACGCAACTGACGCCCTAACAGAGGCGAAAGTCCTAGAGCTTGGTGAAGACTGCTTCAACAATGGTTCTGATCCATCAGTTCTAATGATCAAACCAGCTGACGCTCAGATCGTTGCAAGCTTTGCAGCGGCTTCTGGACGTAACCGTGAGATCGCACAAGGACGCAACCTAGTCAACGTGATTGACTTGTACGTGTCTCCATACGGCGAATACAAAGTGGTCCTAAACCGCCACCAACTGAGCACACATGCATTCCTAATTGATCCGTCAATGTGGCGTTCATGCGTACTACGTCCGTTCTCACGCACACTGTTGGCGAAGAACGGTGACTCCGACAAACACTTCATCGTCGGTGAATACTCATTGAAGCATATGAACTATGCTGACGGTGGTATGATCACAGGTCTTTCATAGGATCTAACACAAGATACCTAGGCCCCACCCACGGGGACTAGGACACAGATGAGGGGCATCCTCGTCGTCCTGGGGTTTTTGCTCTCCTTACCCTGGATGACTTGGCTGTCCCTCTTTTTGTTTTCTAAGGGGAACTCATGAATAATACCAAGAAATCAGGCGTCGACCTACTAGGTGTCAATACGGACTTTATACAGCAAGGCAATGATGTCGTCCGTAAGCACACACAAGAGATATCACAGTCATTCCTAGACGATCTTAAAGACAGTCGGAATGCATCTAAAGATCAGCGCGAAGGTGATTTCATGCGGGTCGCATCAATACCAACCGTCATCGTTGAGCAATGGCTCCGAGAGGGCTTCAACATATGGGAAGCTACAGGGCTTGAGATTGTCAAACGTCTCAAAGATCAAAACCTAGGTGACTTCATGGCAACAGACAAACGAATTTGAGGGTATAACCATGAATAAAGGTGAAATCAGAGACCATTTTAAAGCTGTTTTAAACCGTACAGATTGTATCAACAGTCTTGCCGACACTTTTATTAACCAAGCCATCGGGCGTATCCAGAGGGTACTTCGGATACCTTCAATGGAAAAGACGCAGAACTATACGTTCACTGCGCGAGCTGGATCTGTCATCGTCCCATCCGATCTCTTGGAAATATTAAGTATTTATTATTCCGAGCACACATTAAGTCGAACAACTCTACGCGAAATCAAACATATGAAGCAGTCAGGGCAAACAGGGATACCTCAGTATTTCTGTCGGCAAGGTGAGAGTGTCCTGATCTACCCAGAGCCAACGTCAGGTACTCTGTCTATTGATTATTATGGTCAATTTGCCGATCTCACAACCGATACATCTGAAAATCCATTGACCGTGATCGCTTCAGATTTAATCACCTATACTGCTTTGTCTTATGCCTCTGATTATTTCTTGGACGAGCGAGGTCAAATATTTGAAGCCAAATCTGGTCAGTTTTTAAATGAGATACAAGAGCAAGCTAATGAAGCAGAACAATCAGGGACAAGCCAATCTATTCGCCCGATGAATGCTTTTTCAGATTAAGGAGCTTATAAACTATGGTGAAATCTAGCTTCTATTCTGGTTCAGGAAACAACCCCACAGATACCAGCGCAATTACAAGTCTAAAGAATGCCGCAGAGACTGCTGCGACTAATGCTGCCGCCTCAGAGTCCAATACAGCGGCGATTGCGGCTGCAAGTAACCAATCTGCGGTCGATGCTGCAAGTTCAGAAGCGGCTGCACAAACATCTGCCCAAGCTGCGGCAGCTTCAGCTACAAGTGCATCAGCAAGTTCTGTGACTGCCTCGAATGCTTCAAACTCTGTAAATACTGCCGCCGTTAGTATTGCGGCTGATGCTGCTACCGCAACTCAGAATGCGGCTCTTGCGTCATCGAGCGCAACCAATGCGGCTTCATCTGAAGCAAATAGTTCTGCGTCTGCTGCATCTGCACTCGCTTCTAAGAATGCCTCTACTACGAGTGCCACAAATAGTGCAACGTCAGCAGCCAATAGTTCCCAATCCGCAAGTTCTGCCTTACAATCAAAGAATGCTGCGGCAGCTTCCGCTACAAGTGCATCAGCAAGTTCTGCAAGTGCGTCAACAAGTTCTACCGCTAGTGCAACTTCAGCAACTAATGCCGCTGCCAGTGCTCAACTTGCATCAACATCGGCAACAAGTTCTGCCTCCTCCGCAGCTAATGCGTTGACCTCTAAAACCAGTAGTGCTGCGAGTGCTCTACAAGCTTCATCCGCAGCTACGGAGGCCGCTTCAGCAATTGTGAAGGTTGGGCTAACTGAAAACGTAGGTGGTCACAAAGCTGTCTCATATTCAGGTGAGTTGATAACCTCCAGTACACTGTCAAGCTATGCAGGTATTACCCTTCAGGCTGGTACATCTGGGACCGAGGTAAACGTTAAACGCCTAGGTAAATTGAGTGACTCTTCCTTTTCATTTACGGCAGGTGAGCCAATTTATGCGGGTGCGGGTGGGGCTATGGTGCAAAATGCGTCACCACCACTCTTGAGGATCGGTCAGGCCATCACGTCCACAGTAATAGAGCTTAATCCGACGATAACAGTGGAAGCAGACGATGGTCTAACCCCCATACCACCTTCATTAATCCCGGGCATCCAAGACAATTCAACTGGCGTTGCGATTACGATTAACTCAAACAATCAGGTCAACATACCAAATCAACCGTGTTTATCTGCAAGCGGTTTATCCAGTGTCCAAGGATTTGGAAATTACTACAGGGTAATTGGAAACCGACGAGTAAATGTTGGTAATCATTTTAGTGGTACGACTGGCCTGTTTACTGCGCCATGCGCGGGTAAATATCTAGTTTCCCTATCCGCTGCCGCTTCTGATGGGAACCCACACATTTTTAGAGTTGTTGTGAACTCAACATTTCTCGAAATGAGCTTTGGTAACTCAGGTGACGGTAACACAGTAACGCGGACCATCATCCTCCCACTATCCACAGGCGATACGCTTGAGGCTCTGTCCTACCAAAGTTCAGTTGGAAATATCACATTTACATTAGCCCTATTATCATAAGGAACGGCATTCACATGACCCAAACAATATCTATTTCACTCACTGAAAGTGAATATAAATGCCTTCAGTATGTCACAACATCACCCAGTGATTGGTCAAAGAATGTCGTTAGGGATCGCGCACGTATTGCCTCTGATGCAATCATTCAGATTTACACTGAACGTGCATTATCTGAAGGCATACAAATACCCCTGACTTCAGATTTAATCATTGATGATGCGTTTGCCCGAGGTTGGGTACAAATTGCGCAGCCTTCAGGCGATTAATGAAATTCACTGACTGTTAAAACCCCAATCAAAATCAATCAAACAAATGCTTAATAAAGGAGCCTGATAAATGGCTAAATACCTAAAACACGATGCTGGAATTGTTCGTGAAGTAGAAACGGGTGCTACTGGTGGTGCTACTGATGCAAACAAGATCCCAGCTTTAAATGCAGCAGGTCAATTGACCGAGGCAATGATGCCCACAGGCGTTGGTCGTGATGTAAATACTTACACAGCTTCTGAGGCACTCGCGGCGGGTGCAATCGTAAATGTTTGGGATGATGCTGGGACTATTAAAATTCGTAACGCAGATGCGTCTACAAACAAGCCTGCGCATGGCTTTGTGTCACAGGCTGTTACGAGTGGTGCGGTTGCTGAGGTTTATGCTGAAGGCACTAACGCAAGCGTCTCAGGACTATCGTCTGTTGACATTTATCTATCAGGAACTGCGGGACAAGTGACTGGCACAATACCTACCACATCAGGGCATCTTGTTCAGAAGGTGGGTGTTTATGCGTCTGCATCCTCGTTTAACTTTGAACGTGGTACGGTGATTAGACTTGCGTAGGCTATATTTGAATGGCTCCCAAGAAATAGAAGCTGTTGATTGGGTAGCTCCCACAGAGACTGACGTAAGCGAAACTCACTTTTACTTTGGCTGGGCCACATATCGGGGTGGTTGGCTTGTTCGTAAGCAAGATCGAAGTACTGGGGCCATAGTTGAAGCCACGGTCTCAAATAACGGATCACATGCCACGCTT